CCGAGCCTGTTTGATACACCGATGAATCTCGGTTGGTGCAATATACACCAAAAGAAAAGGGAGCACAAGGCTCCCTTCTCAGTTTTCCTATTAAGCGCCGGGTGAACCGTACATACCTAAAGGATCAGACCAGCCGAAGCTATAACGCTCGCGGGACTTGTAACGGACGTTGCCGGTGTCGAAGTCGCCATCCATGCTGTTACTCAAAGGAGTACGCACAAAGTGCTTCATACCGTTAGGCACGTCAGTTGTCAAATACCAGCCATTTGCGTCGGTCAAGAAGTGGTTAACGGTGTAACCTTCTGGAATCGAACCGTTGTTCTTCAACGCGTTGATATCGTTGTCAGTAGTACCAACACGGAGGTTAGTCTCTAACAAACGGGTAGCAACGAACATCAAAGCTGGGGGAACGATCAGCTTCTTAGGCTTAGCAGCAATCAACAGGCCACGCTCATCAGTCCAAGCTGCGATCTGAATAACTGCGTTTTCCAACGAAGTTTCGTTCAAGTCAGCATTGGTAGAAGGTTTGTTGCTGTTAGTACCACCAGAGATCAGGGGGTGAGCAGTGCTGAACAAAACAACGCCGTCGCCACCGTTATAACCGGAGGTGAAACCATTGTTGATAACAGCAGCAGCCTTAACCTGCTTGGTGTAAGCCATAGCACGAGCCAAACCTTTGGTGTAGCGAGCAGACAAGCTGTCGTACAAGTTGTCTTCGATGGCCTCTTCGGTCAGCGAGAAACCCAAAGCGATGGTTTCGTGGTTGTAGCGTGCAGTCCATGCTTCCTGTGCATTGTCATAAGCGATGGCAGAACCCTCGTTTTTGACAGGAGCAGCAGAGAAACCAGACAATTTAGTCTCTTCTTCAAAGCTACGCTCTGAAGTCTCTGTTTCATAAATCTCTTTATGCTCTTCGCCGTAGCGTGCATACTCAAGACCAAACAAAGCGTTAAGACCGGGAAGGAGTTCCTTCAGTAGTTGTGCGCGTGAAATAGCCATGGTTAATTACTCCTTAGATGCCGGTAGTACTGTTGTACTGGGCAGTGTTGAACTTAACCAAGAACTCGTAATAAGTCGTGGCGGCTACGGTGGCAGGGCCAGTCGCAGTATCAGGCACAACATCAACTACGCGAACAGGTAATGTATTAGTAGTATTAGCGGAAGAACCGTCAATACCATAGTACGAATCACCAGTAGTGGTAGAACCGACGTTAGCAACTAAAGCTACGTTAGCACCAACAATTGCGCGGCTGTAAGCTGTAGGAGTAGTACCAGCAGCAACAGTTGCAACAACTTTGAAAACGGCGCTAGGATCATCCACAACATAGGCAAAAGCCAATGCCGTAGAAGTAGACAAAGCGGCTGGGTAGTATTGACCTTGAACAGTTTGACCTGCCGAGTTCACGTACTGACAACCAACTAAAACACCAACAATGTTGCCAGAGTCAGTAGTTGAAGCAGCCACTATGTAGCCGTTGGTATCAACTTTGACAGTGTCGCCATTGAGAATAGCAGTAGCGTAAGCCGCTGCCACGGGGATTTGACGGATCGCTCCGGCGTATGGAAGCCCATCCAGTCGGTTGACTGGTTTGAACCCGTACGTCTTGTCCACGGTGGGATAAGCCATTTAAGACTCCTTTAAGTTTTAAGAACCTTTACCAAAGCTAGTCGAAGATTTACTCTCTTTAAAGATAGGCATCCTCGCATCACTTTGACGCATTAAATTGTTATCTACAGCCAAAGTCTGAGCGTCTGTCTGCTTCTGAACGTATTCGTTCCGTTGCGTAATAAACTCAGCAGGTGTTTTGCAGAGTAACAACCCGCCAATCTCAATATTGTCTTTAAAACGGCTATTGGGGTCGGCTAACAGTGAGAATTTAGGTTGTTCTTCGATTCTTACAGGCTCCCAACCTTCCCTCACTTTGGAGGACAGATTACGGGGGTCTGCTTGGTTTAGAAACGAAGCACGTATCCAACGATAAGCATAACCAGCCTGTTTGTCAGGCTCAGGGAGAAGTTCGGCTGGCATCCACTGCTTTGGACGCTCACTAAATTCACGGTTATCAGCTTCACGGGTAAGTCTATTTGCAGCCATGTCAGGCCTCCATTTTCAAAAGTTCACGGACGTATTGCTCAGGGGTGAGACCAAGTTTTTTTGCAATCGCAACTTGCGACTGACTTAACCTAACTCTCTTCGGTGCTGTCGACCGAGTTGCTGGCGCTACTACCGTGGCTGGTTTGGCTTTCGGCGAGTCTGCTTTGGGCTTTACCTCATCCACTTCAAGTGGGTCTATGTCATCCTCGAAAACTTCGGGGAATCTTTTACGCATAGTGTTGTCCAACTTTGCATAGTAATCGTCAGATCCAATCTGCACACCTTGGTCCTTCAAGTCTTCATGGACACCCAGTGCTGTTGCGGTCATCACTCTGTTCTGTCCGAACCAAGGATTTCGCTCTTGCCAACCCATAACTTTGTCGTCAGGTTTTGGCACAGGTTGATACTGTTGGGGCGTTTGTACCTCATATTTCTCTTCTTGTAAAGAGGGTAGCTTAAATTTTTGTGCTCTTTCCAACTCTAACTGCGCTCTTGTCAGTTGTTGCTGGGCTTCCATCATCTTGTCAGAGTCACCAGAGTCGTAGGCTTCCTTGTAATCTCGCTTGGCTTTCTCAAGACGCATCTCGGAAGTAGAGGTTACCGCCTGCTTATATCCTTCCTCGCCTTGGGCAAGAAGTTGTTTAATGCGCTGGTTCTCAGAATACAAGCGTTGGGCAGCGTCTATAGCGGCTTGTCGCTCTCTGTCAGCGGATTCCTTAGCACGGCGCTCGTCGTTCCATACCCGCTTCATGCGGATAAGTTTGTCCTTCGCTTCCTTGCTGTACTTATCCAGATCGTCAACTTCTACCTCTAGGGCTTTGACTTTCTCTGGGTCTGAAGGGGTACGACCACGATCTTCTTCGGGTGTATCGTCTTCAATTTCAATATGAATGTCTGTCTCTAGGGACTTTCCCTCATCGGGTTTTCCCTTATCCTCGATCTCATCGGGGAACTTAAATTCGTCTACTTGAATTTCAGCCATGTCCAGCCTCCATTAATATGTTTTACGTTTGATGCCACGGGGGTCTTGCACTACTGCTTCTACCGAGTCATCGTTGATGATGCGGAACTCACGGTCATGAATGACCAAACGAGTACCAGCGTTGGGGCGTACCAGAATAAAGTCTCCTTTTTGGCACCAAGGGCCAGTAGGGAAACGCTTTTCATCCTTGTAGCAATCAGGTCCAATATCCACAACAAATAAGACTGTAGTCAACAGCTCTTCATTGCGCATAGTTTCTTCTGATTTAACTAAGCCGAGTTCACCCTCAAACTCTTTCTCAGCTTCGGGTATGGCGCACAGGATTCGATAGCCTTGAGGTTTGGGCAGTTGTCTTGCTTTGTCCTCAGCGCTCGTCTGCATAATCGCGGAAAGGTCTACCGCTTTTAGCAGGTCTAGGTTTACATCACTCATTGTCCGAGTTCTCCATTCGTTTTTTAAGGTCTTCAATGATTCCGCATGCAGCTTCAAGACCTCGTAACTGACCGCATACGTATCTATACTCTTCCATTGTTGGGACGTTTCCCCGAGCGAGTCCCTCGGTTAAATAGGTCATACGTTCTTTGTATTCCTTCAACAAATATTCAAGGTTCTGATCCATTACTCTCCTTTAAATCGTGAGTTTTCATGTTTAAGAATCTCTAAGGCGCTGTCCTTCTTATGCAGATTCTTCTCGTGGTTCATTTCAGCCATCGTCTTCATAGCTTCAAAATTGCGACTAGCCTTGCTTTCTTTCTTCTGGCTATTTAGTTGTGCAGCGGCTTTTAAAGCATCAACTTCCAAACGCTTCTTACCCAACTGAACATCCGCCATATCTTTCATGGCTTTGCGTTGTTGATCCTGAGCCTTCAACTGCAACTCTTGCTGCTGCATCTGAATGATCGGGTCTTGGGCTTGCTGTTGAGCTTGTTGCTGTGCAGCTTGGCCTTGGTTTTGTATCAACAGGCGTTGTGCGGCTTGTGCAAGCATTGGTGCCAAACGTGCTTCTGCCTCCGTGTCAATATGCACTTCTTCGCCAGACTCGTCTGTCTGCGGAGGTAATGAGAATCCAAGCTGGTTCTGTATCTCAACACGATACTGGAAGCCCAAGTGCTCGTTGACGTGAGCCATCATTGCCATCTGTATAGCCTGACCCATCGGGTTGCCTTGCATCAACTGCTGAATCTTCGGGTCGTGTAGAGCAGATAAGTGCACAGTGATATGCGCTTGGTGGTCTTGGTAAGCAAACGCTTTAACAGGCTTACTCATCAAGACGTTCTGGTTCTCCGACACAGGATCAGTGGGCTTCTGATCTTCTGGCATCGGGATTAGTTTTGACGCATTCTTAATACCTAACACATCTAACATCTGGCGATGTAGTAGTGGCATGTTGTACATCTGCGGTGCAGACTGAGCCAACTGGAGGACAGCTTGATACTGAACAATCTTCTGCGCCATAGTTGACGCATTGGGGTCACTTACCGGTATGACGTCGACGTTGTCGTAGTCAGACTTCTTAGCACGGCGATTACCTTCAGTCGGGTCATAGCTGTACTCATCTGGCGTGTAGTCGGCGATGATTACCTTGAGAAGTTTTAACTCCTGCTTCAAGCTGAAGTGGATGCGTGCCTGCACAGCAGACATCACTTTCAGAGTTCTCTCGAGGATAGCCAGCGTTGTACCAACAGGTGCTTGTGCGCTCATGTCGCTCAAGTTCAAGTCAGCAGTGTTAGCAAAGCGTCTGCCTTCTTCGATGATCTTGTCCATCAAGCCAGCAAGCACTTGGCTAGGCTCCTTGTACGGCAGAGTCATCAAGTTATCTTTTAGTGCCCCACTCGGAACGTCAACATCTCGCCACTCACCCGGCGCAATCGGTGTATCGTCACCCTTGACTCGCAAGCCGCGTGTTTTGAATCCACCGGGAAGATTTGACAACGTACCCGCGTCGACAAGTTGGCGGATGATTGAGGTTCCTGATTTGGCGTAGGCGCCAATAAGGTGGATGAGACCAAAACAATAAAAGCCAAAACCGGGGATATATCCATAGTGGACAAAGTGCTGTCGCTTCTTGTGGGTGTCATCTTCTGGGTCCCAGTTTCTACGGATCGCAAGAACATTAGATGTTCCTTTCTCGATAGTCACTACATAAGGCAGAGCAATTCCTGTGGGCTTGCCGTCCTCATCCTTGTCCTCAAACCCTTCTAGGTCAAGGTCAACGTGCATCTCAAGAATCTTGTAGCGGTTATCTGTCGTAGCTCTAAAGCCCAACCGCTCAGCTATCTTCTTCTCAACTTCATCTAGTGAGCTACTTGGTTCACCTAAGTCAATGTCTCTGTAGAACCCATTAACTTGTAAGATCCTAAGCTCATTCTCTGTTTTACGCATCACGTGGGTCACACGTGGCGAAGAGGCTAAATCGCTCGAGCCGTATGGCACGACGATGTCCTCAGCAGGAATAAACATAGCCACTTGGCGCTGCATTGATGGGTCGTAGTAGACCTTCTTGAACGCATTACCGGCAAGTCCCAAGCCCCACAACATACGCTCCATCTCTGGACGGTACTCAGGCATCTCTTCGGTCAACTGATAGTTCATGTCATCTTGGACACGCTCAGCAGACGCTTTCTTAGCAGGTGTTTCTTTACCTACGATTATTGTCTTAACAGGACCTGCTGCTGGGAATATTGACATCATTGTCTCGGCTTGGAACTTAACAAGTGCCTCAGCTAAGAGTGGGTGGTACACACCGCATGCGCCTTCCCATGGCTCTGTGCGCTCCTCTATCTTTAAGCCCAGCAACTCAAGGCCATCAACGTAAGTCTGTATCCAGTCCTTGCGTGAGCCGACGTCATCGTCGTAGTCACCAATCAAGTCACCAGCAATCTCTGCCAGCTGGCTGTCTGGAATAAGTTCAGCAATGTTAGCGTTGAAGTCTTCTGAATCTGTCTCTTCGTTGTCAGGCTCTAAGATTACTTCTAGCCCGCCCACGCCAATCTTTACAGACTCGGGGTCTTCGATCTCGATCTCAATAGGTTCTTCTTGCATCGCAAGTTCATCTATACCCTGTGGGGCTGCGTAGAGTGCTTTATCTATTGCCATGTCTTATCCTTTAAGGAACGTCCGGTTAGTTTTCGGGTTGTAGTTAAATGCATCGGTGGGCTTACCTGTTTTCTTAGAAGCCCTATCTTTAGCGCGTTGCTCTGCAGTCATCGCGTTGCGTCGTGCGCCTTCTACGGTGAATGTTTCTCCGTCGGCCTTTAAGTGCCCACGGTCTTGGAGTATAGATATAGCCTTAGCCCTGTCCCCCACTTGCGCTGCAAGTCGGTCGATCAACTGGCCCTTACCCATAAACTTTTGTGTAGTCATCAGTAATACGCTTTCTTCTTCCCCTTGAACCACTTGATGTCTTCTGGTTCGTCTGAAGGGAGCCTAATAAATCCGCCTTGTCTGAAGCGCATGAGCGCCATCACTGTGGAGTCCACCAAGTCATCATGACTCATAAATGGAAATCCTGCAATCTCCTCCACCACTTCTTCCGCCCAGCGTGCCTCGGGTACCCAGCACAGTCCTGAGCGGACTATATCTGCTACGGAGTTCAGACGCGCTAGTTTATCTCCAGAACCTCTGTGTGGGGTGTACTCCTGTACGGACATGCCTGTGCGACGCAGTTCTTGGTAGAGCGCCGTGCCTGCGGACTTCTTCTCCACAATGAACACGTCTGGGTTCCACTCCTCCCACTCCTTGAACGCCAAGTCCTTTAACTCAGGGAACTCGAGACGCCTCTTAATAGAGTTGAGCAAGATAATGTTGTAGCGCTGCTGGTCCTTCTCTTCGTTTAAGAACACACCCCAAGTTGTTATGGCTGTGAAGTCAGCACGGGTATGGGTTTCCGCTGCAGCGTCCAGACTCATGATTATGTACTCACACGAAGGAGGGTCCTCCTTCTTCCACACGTGCCACCAATCCCGCTTGACGACTGACGCCTCCTCAGAGGTGGGGTTCTGTTGATACTGGGCGTTCCACTGGAACACAGGCATAGATGCTTTAGTTCTACGCAGCATCTCCAAGGTGTACTGCTCGGGCCACAGCGCCCGCTCTTCCTTGGTGTTCTCGTTAAATATAGCTGGGAACTCAATGACGTCGTACTGATCGGCTTCCTCGTTCTGCACCATGTCTCGGATGACACGGCCTGATAGGTCATCTTGGTGCCACCTTGTTTGTACGATAGCTACCCGACCACCCGGCATCAGACGCGTTCGCGCTCCGTAGGTGAACCACTCGTAGGCTTTCTCAAAGACGTCGAAGTTTCCGTTAATGATGTCTTGTTCATTATGTGGGTCATCCACCAAGAGTAAATCAGCTCCCCGACCAGCCAAAGCGGAACCAACACCGCAAGCAAAATACTCACCACCAACATTAGTATTCCACCTACCAGCTGACTTGTTATCAGCAGCAAGGGTGACGGTGGGGAAGATTTGTTTGTATGCCGGTACATCTATTAGATTCCTTACTTTACGACCAAAGTCCACAGCCAAATCTGTGGTGTGGGACACCATAAGCACCTTTTTATCAGGGTATTTACCTAGAAACCACGCTGGAAAGTAGATAGAAACAAGCTGACTTTTACCGTGTCTAGGGGGGATATTGACGCAAATACGGTCCTTTTTACCCTCTGCGATAGCCATTAACTGGTCTGCAAGCTGTCTGTGGTGCTTACCAACCTTGTAGTCTGCCTGCATTTTCTTGCAGAACTCTATCAAATCATCCCTACAAGCACGTGCCGAGCGCCTATTCTCGAACTCATCGAGCACCATTTCTATCTCAGCGGCGTCAGTTTCCTCAAAAGCGTCCAGATTCTGGGCTAAAAACTCCAGTTCTGTGTCTGTCAGTGACGATAGGGGGTCACTCACCTGCATCAGCATCGGTTTGGGGGGTATCTAACCCCAGTTCTTTGTCCAAATCCACCGTTTCGCCGTTTACTTCGACAATTTTGGCGTCTTCTATGTCCTTTGGGTGCATGAGTCGCTGTATTTTTGAGCGAATACTGTTGACAAGGTCTTCCGTAGAGCGGTGATTGACAGTAACTTCTGACTTTTCGGTGAAAAGCCCCACGTCCGTGATCTTTCCCAACAGTTCTAGTGCACGTATCCTGATCTTGGCGTCCTCATTCTGGGACTCTATTAGTAGTTTGTTGGTTACCAGCAGTCTAATCTGCAAGGCGTTGTCCACCACACGCACGGAATACTCATCAAGGATACCCTTAACTTCTTTATATGTGGCAGGTGTGTACTTGGCAGATTGTTTGACGAGAGCCTTGTTAGCTTTCTCTTCGTTTTCTGCAAGTTGGTAGACGGCTTGCTCAGCAGTGAGCTTCTCATCTTCAGACGCGTCTAAATCCAGCCCTAATAACTCGGCAGAGTTACAGGCAGCTAATGCTTTTTCCCTAAAGTTAGCAAACACGGAATAGTCTTCCGGGAAAGGTATTGCTAGATCAGGCTCAATTTGTAGTTGCATCTTGTCTCATGTCCAGACTGTGATGGCGCATTATATGCACAGTTTTAAATTAGGTGTTGGCTTATCCGTCCTCTCCTACCTCTAGGGATAGACGACCATGACCGAACCAACTTTTAAATTTTACACAAAAAAATTTTTTTGCCTAGGTACTTAAAAAACATGACGGGGGGTGTTTCTATAAACGACATGTATAGATTTCTGGGACTTTTGAACATGTCCTAAGTGATATGTATATTTAGTACCCGCCGAGACGTACCTATTGATTACCATACCTTAACATGTTTTTTGTATTGTATGCTTATCGATTACAGCTACACGTTGCAGAACAATATAGCATTGGATGACTTTTAGTGCCGAATTTGAAAAAGTAGCTTTGAATTTGAAAAACTAGCTTTGAATTTGAAAATTTGGGTTCTGAGTGTGGAAAATAGCAAACCTACGCGGCGGGATGGAACCAGACGCCAAAAGCGGGGGGTGGGGTCGCGCTATGCGCTGAAATCGTTTTCGCCCTATGTAGTCCGCGACTACACAAAAAGCCTATTAAATACTATTAAACTCTATTATCCCTTGACTTACCCTAGTAACTTGAGACATAATAGAGTCACTCGGTAGGGAATAGGTCTTTATCGGGTTTAACTTTCTTTTAAGGAAAACGCTATGACTAAGTCAACAGCCGTTGCGCAGGCAACTAAAACACTGACTGGTGCAACTACTAAGGTGCAAACCTTTGTCCTCTCGCCTAAGACTTTCGAGTTAACTACTCTGACAGTTGCCGGTGATTACAAGCAAGATGCTAAGTGGAAGAAGTTAGCAGACGCCTACCATGCAGACGGCGTAACTACTGCCATGCTTGAGTTACCCGCGAAAGGCGAGACAAGCAAGTATGCAGACTTGCACGCGCAGATTAAATCTGCCATTGTGTTATCTTTCGAGAAGGACACGCAGACACTATTACAAAAAGAGTCTAAGACTCTCAGCGAAATAGAGCAAGGTGTTAAGGCGCACTGGAATCGTCAAGTAGGTTCCAAATACAACAAGGTGCAAGTCCACTTGTTGAAATTTGAGAACGTGGCAAATGGTACGGCTGAGGAGAAAAAGAAACCCGCACCTAAAATGCCCAAGTCGAAAGAAGGTCAAGTCTGCTACTACTTAGACTTTGCAATTCGAGTAATGCAAGCCATGGAAACACCTAAGCAAGATGTTACCAAGCATATTAAGACTCTAACTATTGTGAAGTCTGATTTCACTACAGTCTAAATAGACTGCCACGAAGCCCCCGAGAAATCGGGGGTTTTTTTTTCGCCCAAAATTTCCCATTTCGTCATAACATATTTAGGTAGTCCGCGACTACCTATTGATACC